ATAAAATACAATTTCAAACTTATGAAGGTTTAGAAATTGAGGATAAAAATATAAATAATGTAGATTTAGAAAATAAAACATTTGTGGCTAAATTGCTCGATTGCTGTACAAAGCAAGAAAAATATATTATTAAAAAGTTATACTTCGATGGATATTCTGGAAAAGAGGTTGCAAAACAACTGAAAGTTAGCAGACAAAGAGTGCATATAGCGAAACATAATGCACTAGCAAAGATGAGGAAGGTACTGAATGGAAACTAACATTGAAAAGAATGAGAAGTATATTTTAGAAGAAATTAAAAAGCATGAAGGCTGGTGTGAGGTGAAAATAAAAAATGGATACATCATAGAAGCAAATAAAAGAGTACCAATAAAAATAGTTAAAAAATAATAAATTAAAATACTTTGTAGCATTGAGCTCAGTATTTCAACAAATAAAATTGTTGGAATCACTGGGCTCTTTTTTTGTTTAAGGAGGAGAAATGAAGATACAAAAGCCTTTTAAATATATGGGAAGCAAGGGAAGATTTTACAATGAAATAAAAGAAATATTTTTACTAAATAAGAAAAATATTTATGTTGATTTATTTGCTGGTGGAATGGAAATAGCAGTAAATTTAAAAGAGGATATTAAAGATTTAAAAGTAACAGCAAATGTTAAAGATGAGCACATTGAAAGTTTCTTAAAGTGCAATAAAATGGCTATAAAAAAATACAATGAATTAGTTAATTTTCTATATAAAGATATTGAAAAAATATCATCAAGGTTTTTATTTGCTGATAAAGAAAAATGGCAAATTATAAAAAATAGATATAAAGAGTTTTGGAATGATAATAAACTTAACTTTTCAGAAGATGAAAGAAAAATGGTAGAATTATTGGCAAGTATGAATAAGGGATACTCTTTATCAAACAGTTTTTTCTCTATACAAAAAATGGAGAAAATAAAAATATACTTAAAAAAATTAAAAAATATAGATATAACACATAACTATTTTAATGAAAGTTGGAGCTATAAAGATAGTTTTATACTACTAGATCCCCCTTATTTGTGTGGAACAGAAGTAGTAAAAATTGGTAAAAAAGGTTATAATTATAATAACATCTGGACCGAAAAAGATGATGCCAGACTTGTGAAGTTTATAAAAAATAATCTAAAAAATAATAATGTATTCATGATATTTGGAAGTCTTGAAAATAATCTTTCAAAGCTAATTCAAAAGGCTTTCAATGTAGATTTTGTAGTAAAGAAATATAAAAAATCAATCTTTGGAATTTCTTTGGATAGAGCTGAGTGGTATTGCATTATAAAATAATATAGAATTTTTTAAATTTTTTTTGTATAATAAAATTAAAATAATCAACTAAGGGAGTGAGGGGAAATGAAAAAAATTTTAGTTATATTATTTAGTTCTTTAATTATGCTTAGCTGTGGAGATAAAAATGGAGAAGTTAAAAAAGAAAGTATAAAAAAAGATGCTATTAAAGAAGATAAACTTGTAACTATTGAGGAAGTTTTTAAAGAAAATTCAAAAGCAAAGGAACACTTAAATTCTTTAATGTCAAAAGAATATGATGAAGCTCATGATAGAACTGAGATAATTTCTGATGATTTTAATAATGAACAAAAGATATTTCCAATTTCAGAAAAAAAAACAGACAAAGTAAAAATAGAAATATTTGAATCTAAAATAAAAAAAGAAGATGTTGCAAAGCTAAATGTATATTATGTTAGAGGAAATATATCATTTAGTTGTGTAAGTAATGATGGATATTTTAGTTTTAATAAAATAATAATTTTAACTGATAATAATAGATATGAAATTAATGGAGATGTACTATCACAAGATTTGGAGCATGAAGGAAAATATACTATACAAACCTCAAAATTTGTCATAGATCAGGAAAAATATGATATGATAGCAGATATGGCTTATTCTGAAAAGGTTAGGATTAGATTTTCTAAAAATGATAATAATAAAGATTTTGAACTAACTAAAGAAGAAAAAGAAAGAATTAGAGATATGTATATTATGTTTGATGGAGCTATTTTATTTAGAGAAACAATAAATTATTATATAGAAGAATATTATAAAAAATAATAATAAAATGGAGGGAGAAATGTCCAAGAAATATATAAGTGTTGCTCAAGCCGCAAATAGACTAAAAGTTTCAGTAGGGACAATATATAATTATTGTAGAATTGGAACTTTGGGATACAGATGTATTCAAAATCAAAAAAAGAACACTTGGCAAGTTGATTTAGAAAGTCTTGAATTGCTTGAAGAAAATAGCACATATAAAAGTACCCTTCAAGTAAAGAAAGATAATCAATATAGCCTATTTTAAGGGAGTTTTTAAACTCTCTTTTTTTATAAAAAAATATTTGAAAAAGTGGTTGACTTTTTCAAATAAAAGTAGTATAATAATTACATAAGGAGGTGAAGAGATGAGTAAGAAAAAGAAAAGATCAAAAAAGAAAGGAGGAAAAAGTAAAATAACAAAAAAAGAGCTACTACTCTTGACAATCTACACAATTCAGCTGTTGGTCGCAGTAATTGAATTAATAAAGATAATCAAAGAATAATAGCTAAGCAGTTGAGGGATAATAACCCTCCCTGCTTAAAAATATTATAACAATTCTTACTTATTAAAGCAAATGAAAAATATAAAACTTTTAAATTTAACTATTATAATTTCTATTTTAATAACAGTAAATCATTATTTAAATAGCATTATATTAGCTGTAATAATCTTATTATTATGTATCAGTAATTTAATAAGATATTTCATATTAAGAAATAAATAAAGGGGATAAAATGACCAAAGGTGGAAAAAGGGAAGGCTCTGGAAGAAAAGCATTAGGAAAAGATAAAAGAATATCAAGATCTATCACAATAAAAAGAGAACTTTTAGATGAGGTTGAAAATAAATTTAATGAAAAAAAACTATCTTATGTAATAGAAGATGCTTTGATTGAATATATAAAAAAGAATAAAAAGGAGTAAAAATGTACTATTTAATACATCATATAAAAATAGAAGGAATGACAGAAAGAACACTAATTAATGAATGCTATATATCTAAAAAAGATGAATATAAAGACAGTTATCATGAAAAGAAAAGATGTATAAAAGAAATCAAAGATTTAAAAGATGAAACAATTTTAAAACTTTATAAAGATGTTCAAGACTATGGAATAGATATTTTTAGAGAAATGGCAATAAATGGTATTTTAAACAGTGAATTTATAAGCAATGAAGTAAAAGAAAAAATTAGAATTGATTTAAAAAAATAATAAATAAAACTAAGATTCAAAGGCACATCAAAAATGGTGTGCTTTTTTTATTTATTGCAATTTTTATAAATTTTGCAAATATTATAACATTTACTTCTGAAAGAAGTTATAACAATGTAGAGAATAATTATGGAGGTGTCTTTATGAAGTTAGAGCTCGTACAAGCTAAAAGAATGTATGCAGATAATAAAAGTATTGATGAAATAGCTAGTGCTTTAAATAAAAGTAAAGGCACTGTTTATAGATGGATAAAAGATAATAAAGAAGAATTTGAAGAAGCTAGAAAGCTAAAAGAAATTACATCTGATGATATGGGCGAAATATTAGACGAAGCACATAAGAAAATGCTTCTAAAAATTGTAGAAAATCCAGAAATGTTAGGGAATCCAAAAGTTGCTGATGCATTAGTTAAAATTGCAAATGTCTTAGAGAAAATGGATAAAAGAAGAGAGCAAGAAAAGAAAGCTAGTAAAAAAGAAGAAGATGGAGGAGTTGTATTTATAGATGACATCAAAGATGAAAAAGATAAGTGAGATATTCCTACCACAATTCTATAAGTTATACAGAGCCTGGCAACAAGGGAACTATACAAGATATGTCTGTAAAGGTGGAAGAGGTTCAGCTAAATCAACACATATCGCTGAAATTTTAGTTCTTTCAATAATGAGAGATCCCGTTAATATAGTAGTATTCAGAAAAGTTGGAGAAAACTTAAAAAATAGTGTATATGAACAAATAAAATGGGCTATTAATGAATTGGAAGTCACTGATTTATTTACCTTTAAAGTTTCACCAATGGAAATAATTTACAATGGTAGAGGTAATAAATTTATGTTTTTTGGAGTGGATGATCCTCAAAAAAGAAAATCTTTTAAAACCGCTGATTTTCCAACAGCTTATTATTGGTTTGAAGAAGTTGCTGATTTTAAAACAGAATCAGAAGTAGATATAGTTATTAAATCTATTTTAAGAGGAGAGTTACCATCAGGGTTAAAATACAAAGGCTTCTTCTCATATAACCCACCTGAACTTCGTCATCACTGGTTAAATAAAAAATATGATGTTATAGATAATAATTCAACTGCTTATATACATCATTCTTATTATTATGATAATCCATATTTATCAAAAGAGTTTTTAATTGAAGCTGAAGAAATGAAAAAAAATGATCCTGTTAGATTTGAAAATGTTTATTTAGGAAAAGCAGTAGGAAGTGGAATAGTACCATTTCCAAAACTAAAAATTGAAAAATTAACTGATTCTTTTATTAAAACATTAGATACATTTAGAAATGGGATTGACTGGGGTTATGCAACAGATCCTGTGGCTTTTGTTAGATGGGGTTATGATAGAACAAGGCAGAGAATTTATGCAATAAATGAATATTATGGAGTTCAAATATCAAATAAGAAACTAGCAACAGCTATTAAAAAAATGATTCCAAGAAATGAAATAGTAACTTGTGATAGTGCTGAGCCAAAGTCAGTTGCTGAATTAAGAAGTTATGGTATAAGAGCATACAGTGCTAAGAAGGGAAAAGGTAGTGTAGAAAGTGGTGAGAAGTGGTTAGCTGAAAATGAAATATATATAGATCCAGCTAGGACACCAAATATTGCAAGAGAATTTCAAGTGGCTGATTATGATATTGATAGATATGGGGAAACAATACCAAGACTTGTTGATAAAGATAATCATACAATAGATGCTACTCGTTATGCTTTTGAAAGTGATTTGAAAAAGAGAAGAAATTCACAAGATAAAAAATTAATCCGACCAAGAGGAATTTAATATAAAAAATATCGTTCAATAGGCTTTCAAAAAACATTTTAAATAAATTTATGTATAAATTATTGAATGAAAATTGAAAGGCTTTTAAATGAGTTTTAAAGGGGTAAAAATGGAAGTAATGTATGAAGGCTATAAAAAGCTAAAAAGCAGTGAAATATATAAGAACTATGAAAGAAATAAAAAGCTGTTTGATGGCAAGTCTTCAGAAGTTTTTTATAACGCTGTTCTTAGTAGAGTAAAACTTGAATATATGGGAGTAATTGATAGTAATAATAAATACTATGAGTTTGTAAGAGAAGGAAACACTATTGTAAGAAGAGAAAAGTCATTTAAAGACCTTATAGTTGGAAATAATATACTTGGTTCAATCACTAAGTTATATGCTGAACTTGCTTCTAATAGTGAGCCAACTGTAAATTTAGAAGATGAGAAAAAAGATATATTAGAAAAAATTGATTTACAAGATAAGACATCAGAAGCAGTAGCAATTCAAAGCTATGGAGGAAAACTTTTATTAAAAGGCTTTATAGTTGATAACAGTCTATATTTAGATATAATTGCACCTGTTCAATATTTTACAGTGCCTAGCATTTTAAGCGAAGAAATTATAGAAAAATATGTAATTTTTAATGAAGAGAAAAGAATTTTAAAAGCTGAAATATACAGTGAAGGGTGCACAGAATATAGAAAGTATAAAGTAGAAGGTCAAAAATTTGAGGAAATAGACTATGAGACTGATTTAACTCAATATGGAGCAATAAAAGATGGCAAGGGTTGGAAAAAAACATATAAAGGATGGCAAGTTGTAGAAGTACATAATCTTTTTAAAAGAAGTGATTATGTTGAAGACTTAGTTATTTTAAATAGAGAACTTGTGGTTGGAGATACTTTAACAAGCCAAGCATTCGATAAAGTTGCAAATCCATTGCTTCAAGTTCCAGAGGGAGCTTTGGAATATGATGAAGAGGGAAATTTAACTGTAAAAATAAATGACAGGGTCATAATAGTAGATCCTGAGGACAAGGATCTCAAACAAGTTGAATTAAAAACCAAAACCGAGGAATGGAAGACACATAGAACTGGAATTGTTGAGCAAATATATATCGCAACAGGAACAAATGAACAGGCATTTGGACTTAATAAAAATGGAATACCTGCATCAGGAGAAGCAAAAAGAAGAGATTTAGAAAGAATTATATCAACTGTTATAACTAAAAGGGATAGAGTATTTGCAGGTTTTGAAAAAATAATTAAATGGGGATATTCAGCAATTTATAATAGTGAATTAGATATCACAATAAGTGGTAAAGACATTTTAAGTCTTGGAGTTGGGGAAAAAATAATAATAGCAGCTCAAGGAATAACATCAGGAATTTTAAGTGTAGAAAGTGCAATTAAATATGTCAATATTGGTAATGTTGATATTGATGAGGAAATTGAAAGATTAAAAAGTGACTTAGCATATAAGACAAAGCTAATAGAAGCATTACAGACTTTATCTCAACTGGATACAGAAGAAAGAGTTGCAGGTCTTATAAAAAAACAAGCTGATGAATTAATGGAGGAGTTAGGTTTAAATGAATAAGAAAAAAAGCCTTTTTCCACATAGTGCTGAGAATACTTTACGAAGAGTGTTCAATCTAAATTCAAAGATAATTTTAAAAAAAATGAAAAAATCAACAATGGAAGATTTTTCAGATGTTGATTTTGATAATAAAGAAAAAAAGAAAATTATTGAAGATTTAAAGAATGTTGCTATTGCTACAAACAAAGAAGTTTTTAAGAGTTGGAGAACTTTAACTGATGAAGAATTAAAACAAACTGATTTAAAAGGGGCAAAATATTGGATTAGGGAGAACTATCTAAGGGTACAGAATATAAAAGAAACTTTTAAGGATCAGTTAGGTAAAACAAGAGAAAAAGAAATACAAAATTTGTTAAAAACTTTTGATAGTACCATTAATTTTAGGTTTGAAAAATTAAAAAATGGGAGCATTTCAAATACTGATATTAATAAACTCATAAGTCAACTGAATGCTAATTATGCACCAAACAAAGAAATAAAAACATTAATTGATCAGTTACAAAGTAAAAAAAGTTTAGGGGCTAGTGATATTGATAAACTACAAAAATGGGCTAATAGAAGGAATGAACTTTGGGCAAGAAATGAAGCTGGTAACTTGTATGCTAATCAACTTCAAGATTTATGGCTTGAAAATGGTATAGAAAAATACATTTGGCGAACTATGGAAGATAATTATGTAAGGATGGAACATGTTGAAAAAGATGGAAAAATTTTTGGAATAGATGAGGATATTTTGCCAGGTCAAGAGTTTGGGTGTAGATGTTGGGCAGAACCAGTAAAACAAGGAGGAAATAAGGAATGATAGAAAATGAACAAGAAGTAATTGAGTATTTAAAGAAAGAGGAAAATAAGGATTTTTTAAGCAAGAATGGTTTTAGTAAAGTTGAAACTAAGATTGAAACTAAAGAAGTAAAAGTTCCACTTACTGAAGATGAAGTAAAAGCTTTTGTAGAAGGAAACAAAGAACTAAAATCTAAATTATCTGAAGAAATGGTGAAAAGCTATTTAAAAGAAAAATTAGGTATGGATGTTAATGATGACACTTTAAAACAAGGGTTAGTTTTAGGTGGAACAGTAGAAAATATCAAAAAATTAGCAGTTGGTAAAATTCTATCAGGAGTTAAATATGGAGATTTATTAATGTCAAAAATAGATTTTACAAAAATTAACTTTAAAGATGATAAAATTGAAGGTTTAGATGAGCAACTTACAAAACTTCAAGAAACATATAAAGATTTATTTAATCCAGGAGTACCAGGAGGACAAACAACTCCACCAGGATTACCAAAGATAGCTCCTACAACAGAGCTTGAAAAAATAAATCAAGAAATTGAAGAATTAAGTAAGAAACCTTCACAACAAAACAGAGCAAAAATAATGGTTTTAATAAGTAAAAAAGAAGAATTAGAAAAAAAATAGGAGGAACAAACAATGCCAGATATTATAACAATTGAAAGAATCGTAGGGAAAAAGGAAGATTTAACACCAGCTTTAGCTTATACAAATGCTAATAAAGCACCTTTGTATATTAATTTGGTGAACTTAGGAAACATTAATCCAACAACACAAGCGAAAACTTCTTGGGTTGACTACTCATCAGAAGGGACACAAACAGCTATAAAAACAAAAGTAACAGCAGCTGCAGCAACATCATTTATTGTTGAAGATGCTTCAATATTTACTGCTGGATGCTTAGCAGCAATAGGAGATGAGGTTGTACAAGTTACATCAATATCAGGGGATACTTTAACAGTAACAAGAGCACAGCTTGGGACAACAGCAGGAGCAACTTATGAAATTGGTGAGGAAGTATTCTTTATAAATGATAATTTGGTAGAAGGTGCAGATTTGCAAGGTGCTAATTATAAAGCAGGTGTAAACTATGATAATAATACACAAATTATAAGAGAAGAAATTTCTTTATCAGGAACTGCAACAGCAATAACTCTACCTTCAGGTGGTGGAACAGATGCTTATACATTTGAGCAAATAAGAAAAATGGATAAGGTAGTTGGAAAAATAGAAAAAGCAATAATTTCAGGAAAGAAATTTGAAAATGGTCAAAAAAGAGGAATGGATGGAGTTAGAAGTTTCTTAGCAAAAGGGCAAGTAGTTGATGCTTCAAACAATGAAATTTCATTAGAAATTATAGGCAATGCCTTAAAGAAAATTTTTAATGCTGGTGGAGATCTATCAGGTGGAAACTATGCTTTATATGTTCCAGGAGTGCAAAAGATGAAAATATCAAAATTACTAAAAGATTATATTAATTCTAATCCTCAAAATACTACATTAGGGGCTGTTGCAACTCATGTGGCTACTGACTTTGGAACATTACCAATAATAATCTCAAACAACCTTCGTTCAACTGAAATCTTAATTTTAAATCATGATGATATAACATTAAGACCATTACAAGGTAGAGATTTATTTCATGAGTATATGGGGAAAAGAGGAGACTCTACACAGGGTTTAATACTTTCTGAATTAACTATTGAAGTTAGAAATATCCATACAATGGGAATGATAACAGGGTTAAAAAAATAATAAAAGGACAATGTCCCTGACAATGAGGTCAGGGATATTCCCAAAAGGGAGGAATAATGAAATTAAAACATAAAACATTTGACAAAGTGTCAGTATATTGCAATGGAGAAGTGTATAACTTTGTTAATGGAGAAATTGAAGTAGATGAAGCAATAGCAAAAGAATTATTAAAAAATCCAGCTATTGAAGAAATAAAAGAAGTGCAAGAAGAAAAAACTGGAAATATTGAAGAACAAAATCAAGAAAATATTGAAGAACATGATGAAAAGAAAAAAGGAAGTAAAAAATGATAGGCTATGTTGAACTTGAAGAAGCTAAAAAGTTTTTAGAAGTTAGATATTCAAATATTAATGAAGAAAATCTAAAAAGAGCTTTGTATCAAGCATTTGACAAAATTGAAAATATTGGTGCTAGGGAAGGATATAAGACAGAAAAGAATTTTCCAAGAAAAAAGGATAAACCAAGAGTTTTAGAGCTTATAAAAAGGGCACAAATATTAGAAGCCTATGCAATTATGTCAGGTGGGAATGAGGATATAAAAAGGCTTGGGAAAGGGATAACAAGTAAGTCTATAAGTGATATGTCTGTGAGTTATGACAGAAGTCAAAAAATTGGAGATATAACATTTGCTTCTGTAGAGGCTGCGAGGATAATGAAAAGATTTTCAAGGAGAAGTTTTTAATGCAAGATATAGATAATGGCTATAAGAAAATTAAAGAAGAGTTAGAAAAATTAGATAAATTAAAACTAATTATCTATATTGATGATAAAGCAACATATCCTGATGGAATTAAGGTAGATTTTATAGCAATGCTTATGGAATATGGAAGTGATGATTTTGATGTACCTTTTCCAGCTCGTCCATTCTTTCGTTCAGCTTTTGATGCACACTATGATGATATTTCAAATCTTATGGAAAGATGTATAGATAAAATTGCAGATGGGAAAATGACAGCACATAAGGCTTTTGAAACTGTTGGAAAAGATGTAGTAAAAAAAGTTAGAGAAATGATATTAAATGGGACTTATGCAGCACTAGCAGAAAGTACAGTAAAAGCTAAGGGAAGTGACAAACCTCTTTATGATACTGGAGCTCTTGTAAGAAGTGTTAAATATAAGATTGAATAGGGGTAATTATGGAATTTACTTTAGAAGAATTTGCTGGAGAAGAATTAAAAACTTATGAAATAACTAGAAAAATAGTTGGTAATATTGATAATCCAAAACCAACAGATTATAAATTTAATGCTGAAATGCTTATATGTAAGAAAACTTTAAAAGGATATAATCCAAACTTACAAGATGGTGGAAGAATTATAGGTGTTTTAAGTGGAAAAACTTTAAAAGTTGTTGGATTAAAACTGGATGATGTTATTGAAGTTGAAGGTTATAAATATAAAGTAACTGAAATATTACCAAGAATTTATGCAGATTTTGTAGAGTTTTCGCTGGAGCTGATGAGAAATGGACAATAGAGAACTTGAAGTATTCTTATTAAAAGAAATGAAAAAAACAAATGATAAGTTCCAAATAAAGCCAAGTAATGACTTTAAATATGATAGAAGTTTAACTTTACCTCGTATAGTTTCAAGAACTCTTAGTAACAAAACTATAAATAAATTTGAAGATAGAGAAGAAGGGAAAAAAGGAATTTTTAAACAATATGAAGTTCATCAGCATGTTGTAAGTTTTTCTTTTACTTTATCTGAAAATGAAAGTTTTGAAGATGTAAGAAAAATAAAAGAAAAGTTTGAACACAAAATAGGCTTTGATTGGCTTATAGCAAGAAGTGGGAAAAGTATAGTTATAGAAGAAATTACAGCAACCGTAGATTTGTCAGAACTAACTAAGGATAGTTACACAGAAAGATATAGCTTTGATATGTATATTAATACTCTTGAAGAAAATATCGCTGGAATAGAATATATTGAAAAAGTTGAAATAGACATAAAAGCAAAATAAGGAGGAAAGAATGTCAATAATAGTAGGAACTGAAAAGAAAATAGTCTTTTTAAATGTTCATAAACCTGCACCAGTTGCTCAAGCAACAGTCAATGTTATAGGAGTATTTTCGGTAAAAAAAGCAATTGTTGAACAAAAAATAAATAAAATTGAAAATGTTACTGGATTAACTTCTGATGATGATGTATATAAAATACTTCAAGCAGTTTTTAATGCAGGAGCACAAGAAGTATTAGTTTATGGTAAAGAAGTTCAAGGTAGTAAATATAAAGAGTTTTTTGATGAAGTAAAAAATGACTGGTTTGGAACAGTTGTAGATACAACAGATATTACAGAAATTGCTAAAATTTCAAAAGAAATTGGTGCAAGAAGAAAAATGCTATTTGCAGAAGTTTCAAAAGATGAAAATGTGATGAATGTTGATAATAAAGTAAAATCAATTGGAGAAGACACAACAGCTTTATTTTTTAGCAAAAATGATGAGACAGTTGCAGGAGCTGTTGCAGGCTATGCAATATCAAAATTCCCTGGTTCAACTTTAATAGCAAATAAATTAATAAATGGAACAATAGATAGTGGTATGTTTGGAGCAGAGCAAAGTAAATTAGATGTTTTAAATTGTAATTATATTGCTTCAATGAAAGGACAATTAGGTCTTGCAAATGGAGTAACTATCAATGGTAATAGTATAGATTTCGAGCACTGTGCAAAGGCTCTTCAATTTAGATTAGAGGAAGATATAACTTTATGGCTTAAAGCTACACCAAAACCAACATTTTATGATATGAGTCCATTAAAGGATGTTATTTTAAAAAGAACTAGACAATTTGAAACTATGGGTGCATTAGCAGAAGGAAAAACTACTGTTACAATGATCC